TCTTGAGTGACACCAAACTCGGCGAAAAGGTTGAAGATAACCGTCAGACCATCAGAATCAAGGACAGTTCCTTTGACAGCACCAAGGGCCAGGTGATCCAGCGTGGCGTCGAGGCTGTTGCTCATACTGGCCATGCGGCCGTCGATGACGTTCTGCACGCCGGCCAATGCGTCTGAGCTGCCAAACTCACGGACGTTTTGCACCTCATCTGCCAGAACCATGTCGCTTACCGGCAAGTGGGGAATTAACAGGCTGCGCGCTTTGCGCTTGTCGGTCAGGTTCTTCTGCCCAGCTGCGCCCCGTGGCTTGTTCTCTACCAGGTAGAGGACGCCGTTTTTTTCTTCGATCATGACCTGGGTGGTAGAGACGCCCTTCTCTTCGAAAATACCGAGACCCATGACCTGTCCAGGGATGTAAGGGACCTTGTTGATGGCATCGGTCAAACTGATCACCGAAAACGCATCGCCTGTAAAAATATCGAGAGCATTCATTTCTGTGTTCCTCCGTAAAGGGGTTCGTTAATCAGGATCAGGTCCGCACAAGAATTCCGAGGGCCTTCAACTGTGCGATCGCAACGAGCTTCTCACCGGCATCGATAGTGCTCGGCCAGATCAGATCGTTGCCATTGACTTCACCATCACGGGCAAAAAGCACACCCTTGACGGCGGCATCGGTGGCATTGTAATTGCCGTAAGAAATACCGGCGGCAACTTCTGAGCCATTTGTGCCATCCTGATCGTAGGCGACAAACTCGCCGGATCCGGCGGCGACGGTAATAACGATCTGGTCACCGGAGACAAAGTCGGCAGCGCCATCAGCCAGGGTGAAGCCGAGGCCTCCACCAGCGAATGCGGTGGCAACTGCGCCAGCACCGACGGTGATGCCGTCTGGATCTTCAACGATGAAATCGCCGCCGTTCGCGCCTGGTTCGATAAATGTCAGTGTGTAATCGCCGACCTTTGCACCAGCGCCGACGGTGATAGCACCCATTGCGCCGTTACCGGTGTTGCCAGCAGCCGCAGCAGCGGTGGCGCCGCTATTGGTGATTTCTCCGAGGACCTCGCCAGCAACAACATTTTCGCCGGGTGCGATGGTTATTTCATCACGCGAACGGGTTCCGTTCGCTTCGCTATCGATGAATTCACCTGGATAGGTTCCTTCTATTTTTGTTAGCATCGTTCTTTCCTCCGTTAAATGCTGTGGTTAGTGATCTTTATTTGTAATCAGGAATTCTGTTTCTTCCCCATAGCCTTCTGACGGTCGGCGTAAATACCAGCGGTGTTGATGCCGACATTCTGTTGAGAATGGGAACCAACAACAGGTCCAACACCCTTTGCCGAGGCAGCTGTGATGGCATTAAGCATTTCCTGCTGGGTGCCGCTCTCAAGGGAGAGACCCAGCGCACCAATTTGTTCAGCATCGAGGTTGGCGTTAACAATAGTCGCCAGCTTCTTGCCGGTGTTCTCGCCGACAACAGCGGAGACCACACCCAGTACGCGGGTAGTTTCGGCACTGACCGCCGCGGTCTGGGCAGTTGTGGCATCAGAGACGGTAATCATGCCCTCGACATGGGCAAGCAGATCAGAATTCTGCTCTTTTAATTCTTGTGTATCCATAGATGTAATCTCCTTTTGCTGAGCTCCGATCTGTGTCGAAGCTGCAATAATTCTTGTGCCCTTGCCCTTACGGGCGGTTGTGATCGCGATATCAACAGCAGACACCTTGTCTGCGAGCTTAGCTTTCACGGCTTTTTTACCTTCAAAAACACCAGCCTCCGTGTCAACCACTGCCTGCACTGAGATCCCTCGATGCTTGGCGACGGTCTCGGTAAAGAGTAAGTAAGCGTCATCAACCATGACTTGCAGGCCGTGCTCTGCTTCATCGCTCAAAGGCTGATGCTGGGAGAAATCGGCTTTCCGGGCGCCGGCATAAACGTGCTTCACCGTGATGCCATTGTCTTCTTCCCATTTAGAAAACTCGGTGTGGGTGGCTATGACACCAATAGAGCCAACGCCACCAGTGCGGGGAAGAATGATCGTCTCTGCAGCACTCGCCAACAGATAGGCTGCAGAGAATGCCGCCTCATTCACCACGGCAGTAATCGGCTTAATGCCACGGCTCTGAAAAATGTGATCAGCCAGATCGAACGCGCCGTTAACCTCGCCACCTGGGGAATCGATATCAAGGACAATGCCTTGCACTTCGTCATCAGAAAGAGCCATGTCGAAAGCATGGCGAATATCGGCATAAGTCGTTGGGCCGCCGCTTGGAAATTCCATCTCCATAACCCGGTGCATTAAAGGACCGTGGATACCTATAATGCCAAGACCATTCTTAGCGGTGTACCCGGAACGACGGCGATCCCGATCACTAACCTCAACCATCTCGACGGGAGAGTTGTTTGTTGCTTCAACCAGAGCCGAACCGGCCAGGTCGAGACCTGTACGCTGACTGAACACATGCAGGATAGTGGCAAGCTTTGGCTCTGATATCATCAACGGACGGTTGAATATCCGCTCGGCAATACGCATATGTCTCATTTAACTTTCTCCTCTTTATCATTAAATTCGTCTTTATCGTTCAAGGCGTAATCCATAACCGGACGCTTGGCTTCGGCAACGCTCGGTGGTTCGTAAGGTAATCCAGCCTCAATAAGAGCCTCTTTCTCTCGTTTAGACTGGGCGATCTGCTCTTCCCAATCCTTGTTACTTCCGGCGCAGATATCGGCACGAGTGGTTGTTCCAATGTTAAGGCCCATAATGTTGGCGACCATTTCTTTGACTGGGTCAACGTTAGTGCGGGCCGGTCCGATCCAGGTCGCGGCGCAATACTCGGCGCGAAACTCGTAGAAATCGGGAGCACCTTTGGGTAGCTTGATACGGCCACGCAGCACGGCCTCTTCGAACATCATTTCCCAAACCGGCTGGCAGTCGAAATTCACAAGGAGGTCTTGATAAAGTTCAAAGACCCGCCAGGCTTCCTGAAGGGCGGCACGAGCGCTGCTGTAGTTGGTTTTGGAAAAGTCTTTAGCGACGATCTCGTAAGGCATGCCGGTAGCGGCACCAAAGGCACGCAAGGCCGTTTCGACAAAAATTTCAAAACTGTTATTGGGCCGGTCGCCTTTAAGCATGTGGGGTTTTTCGCCGGAGTTGCCATAGATGACTTGCCCCGGAGGGGTGCTCATGTGGTGGGTTTTGGTGCCGTCTGCGTTGTTTTGTTGCTGGACCCCTTGCATGCCGTGCGCATCGTAGGCTGCGTTCTTTTCGATCCAGACCGGAAAGCTGGCGGCGATGATCGCGCCGAGCAGCTCGTAGTCCATGTAATCGGCAAAGTTACGGAAAAACGAGAGAGCTGGAGCTAGCACAGAAACGCCGCGCACCTGCTCTGGAGTTTTTTTGTGAAAGCGGTGCATTACAACATGACGATGGCCGAGCTTTGGCGGCAACTCATTAAAGTGAGTGGTGAACATACTGTTCGCCATCTGGCCATCGGGCGGGTTGGCGATGAAGTAGCTGACCGGCTGACCAAGATCGCCAAGGCGAATACCATCACGCACATTTGCTGTATTCAATATGTTGGACGGGGTGCGCATACGCGACGGGTCGAGAGCCTGTATCGCTAAACGATAACGGCGGGAGGGGTCGTCGGTGATCATCAACGGCAGGTTGATATACTCACCATTGACCAGAAGTGACCAAAGGTTTTGAAACTGGATGCCGTAATAATCGGAAACACCGGAAGCATCGGCCTCGCGGTTGAAAAGTTGGAACTCCCACTCGGCCTGCTCGGCAATTTCTTTGGATTGCTCAGCGGTAATCCCGAGGCGCTTGAAGTTCGGTTTGCTCTGCGGCCACAAGCCTGGGCCGACAGTATTAACGACGATTGATTCAATCAAACTGCAGGCGTGGGGATCGTTAGCGACCAGGTCATTGGTGCGTTTAGTGAGCACCTCACGTTGACGTCCTTCTTCAGGGTAGCTGATATGCCGGGGGTTCCAGTTCGACATGGATCCGGTGAAACGGCCGCCCTCGCGGGAAATCATCGGCGCACGGCTACCGCGCACGGCTGAGGCGTTCATGTTGGCGAGCCGCTTGGCTTGACGGATTTCTGTAAATCTGGAAGGATTACCCACGAGGTCTCCTCCCTTGCACGCCCTGGAAGCCGTGACCGGCCGAGAGCTTGACACGTTCGCCCTGCAGGCGGTTGAGGTCCTTGACCAGATCATCGAGCCGTTGCCGTTCGATCTGGCGACGGGAGCCGCCCAGGTCGACGTTGTACGACAACGCTTTCCGCGCCTTCTTGATCTGCGCCTTAACGTCGGTTATCTCTTCAGTGAGTTCGTCTGCGGTATATAATGGGGTGACAGTCATGTCACCGATTGTGAGGGTAATTTATTTAAATGTCATGCGCGTGGTGCGCGTGGTGCGCCTGGTGCGCCTGGTGCGCGTTTTTTTTGTGCGGATTTAAATAAAAAGCCGGAGCACATGGCCCCGGCTTGGATATTTAACAACAGAATAGAGTGCTAAAGTTTAGCGCCAGCCCTGGTCAACGCCTCGGTCATTGTGCCGCCTTCATGGTTAGGCCAGAACCGGGCAATAACGTCGAGTATGGCATAACGCTCGACAACAGACATGGCGCGGACGCGATCTGAAAACTTGTCAGTATCGATGGTCCACTTCTCGGCCAAGCCGTCGAGCTTCCCGGCCTCCCGGATGTCGGCCCAGAGGTAGTCGCCGGTGTTGTCTTCAATGAACGTACCGTTGAGCATGTCGCACAACAGTGACCATTCAGATTCGGTGAGGGCAGGACAGGCGTCGCGAGTGGCGCGGTCGTAGCGGAGGATTGTGCTGCTGATTCTGCCGCTCATGCTGTCGGGATTGCCGAGGATGGCAAGCACGCTGTCGGGTAAGTGGATTGTGGTTCGTTTGCTCATGGACGTGTCTCCTTTTGGGTTGCCCCCCATTTAAGCCGCCAGTTTTCGAGCGGCGTGGGGTTGTTGTTGCGCCTATATTCAGCATCCCGGTTGGGGTTGTTTTTGCGCCATTTTTTTGAATATTCCCGGCATTTATCTCTGTTCTTAATTTGCCACTGTCGTATCCAGGCCCGTTGTTTGTTTTGGTCTACCATTTGCACCTTCCCGCGTGTCGGATGCGCGGCCCCCGGTGAGAGTTAAATGATGGCGGCGACGATTTCGATGGGCTTTATTTTGGTAACACAAAGTTTGCCATTGGCGAGTTCATGCTCAACGCCAGCCGCTTCGACTCTGGCGATAAACAGGTTTTTGTGTTCGCGGGCAGGGCCGAAGATGTCACTATTTACGGCGGCGGCGATTACTTCTTCGATGGTGCGGTA